AAGTTATCGTAATATGCACGTTCCAATTGACGTTTAGGCCCTTCAACAATCACATAACGCCGGTCGCCGGGTTCAAGCTGCAACCGGTCTTCGGGGTTGCGGAAGGCCACCTTAAGCGAGAAATTCGGCACTTCCTGGTAGTCTTTCTGCATTGCCCGGCGCTGCACGTTGGGGTTAGCCGTGTATTTCTTCAGAAAGTTGTACACCGCATCCTGGCCATCGCGCTTGGACGGGAATTTGAATTCCTCGAATACGTCAACGTGTGCATTGGAGATCCACCCCTTCTTGTCGTCAACCAACATTTCAGCCGTGACTTCTTGGACGTTGCTATCTCCGAATATGGCAGCAAACACTCGCTCCCGCAAGATCGACTTACCAATGCCCTTGCCGCCCTCAATGACGTACATGTACTTAATTAGCTTGCCTGGCTGTTGCAGGGTGTACGCTACCATGCTAATGAACCAATCGCGCTCGGCCTTGACGGGTATCAGGTATTCAAGGTGTTTGAGTAGGGGCTTGACGTCGCCCTTCTTAATTTCACCGCGCGGCACACGGTAGCGGTTCAGGTACTTGACGTCTTTGTATTCGTAGACAGCGTTCTCTTCCTTGCCGGGGTGGTAGCCTTTGGCCGAGGCCGTGAGTAACAGCTTTTTGTCGAACGGGTATTCGCGACCGAGCTTAAGTTCTGCAAAGTCCGCAAAACCCACACGTTCGGCGCATTCATCGTAGTAGGTAATGAGCAGGTTCTTAAACGCCGACTTGGGGCGGGGTGTGCCATCTTCCAGGTCAATGAGGCTGTCGTCTGACAGAATCCACACATACTTTTCCAGCTTGCGCTTGAGCAGTTTGTCAACGCGCTCCCGCACCGCTGCAAGTTCTGCCGTGTCGCGCTCCTCAACCTCAACGACCAACTCTTTGTAGTCACCTTCAATGGCCTTGAGCGTTGCCCCTTCGCGCTTGCTCTTAATCAGGTTGAACAGCTCTTTGCGGTCGCTGGCGTCAAGCTTATCGGCGCTGTTGGCAATTTGCTGCATCACCGCCTTGTATACTTCGCGGCTCTCCAGCGGGCTGTTGTTAATCGCGCTTCGGTGGTGCTCAAAACCAAATGAGTTGTTGTTGCGCTCGAACGACACCCAAACGCGGCGCAGGCCTTCAAGCTGCTCCTCATCAAGCGGCTCATCAAGCTTGTCGTTCATGGCCCCAATCTGGACCATAATGTTCTCAAGCGACTCGCCGTTGTCCTTCTGCCAGCGCATGAACCCTACAAACTGGTTGTGGCGCTCGCCGGCTTCAAACTGCACGCCGGGCTTCATCTCAGACGGCGACACTGAATAAGTGCGTCCAGGGTTATCCCCCGCCATCATTTTGCCAATGGCCAGCATGCCTTCCGGGTCAAGCGGCTCGCCGTCAACCGACGACCAGAACATAGCCTCGCCAGCACGCTCACGGGGTGCGCTGTGCCAGTACATAGGCTGTGACGCAACCTGCGAACAGTGGTCAAACGTTGCCGCAACGCCGAGCGTCTCTGCAAAGCCCAGTACAACAAACGGCTGGTCACGGGGTGCGACGGGCTCAGCGTAGGGCACGACCACGCGGAACTTATTTTCTTTACCCTCGGTCAGCGGGTCATAACTGAACGTTGTGTACACCGCATACGCCAAACCGAGTGAATCCAGCTGGCTCTTAATTTCTTCGGGCGGCGGTGCATCAGGGGTGTCAATGTCGAGCACAACGCCGAAGAACTCTTCCACGCCGTTGTTGCGACGGTGCATTTCGCCGTTCTCGGCTTTGTCGGTGAATGACGCGAATACGAAGTACGGGCACTTCTCTTTCTTGACGGCAACTTTAAGCCTGGACAGGGCGCCTACAATCTGCGGCCAGCTGGCTTCACGGACTTTTACGGTTGCGTGGACTTTCTGTTTCTCGACTCCCTTAATCGTCTCGGTGTGTCTTATCCCATGCCACAACTGTGGCGCTGTTGCAATTTTAAGTGCCGGGACACTTTTACGGCTATCGGTCATACTCGGCTCCGTTGTGACTCTTTCGGACGGGTTGCAGTGGTTGGGGTTGTTGGCCCGCTTAGGTTGCTCCACCTAAGCGGGCTTTTTAATGCGCGTCTTTCGGTGGCTAAGGCCCGCAAGTATATGACGCACCAACCCCTTTGTCCCGTGCAACCGCCTTGCCCCGCCTTACACACTGCCATTGGCATAAAGCTATTTATACAGCGGCGCATAACAAATCCCGTTTAACAGCCGGCGTGTAACTTACACAAACAACAAAAAACCGGGCAAGTTGTGCTGGACAAGAGCGCAAGAAGAAGCCAACATTCCCTCCACGCCTTCGGGCGACCCGGCACTTTCGCCACCCAACTGAAACGGAGCAACAAATATGTCCCTGCAACTCGGCCTCATCGTACTGCCAACCGACACCGCTGAACTGAACAAGGTCCTGGAAGCTCTGTCGAAACTCGGCGTAGCAACTTCGGCTGTTACCACTACCACCGGCAAGGGTAAGACCACTGCCAAAGAAGAACCGGAAGTTCAAACCGAAAAACTGAAACCAGTCACCGCTGACCAAGTGAAAGCCGTCATGACCAAGGTCCGTGACGAACTGGGCGACGACATCATCAGCGAGCTGCTGACCGCGTTCGGCGCTGAAAAGCTGAAAGACGTTGACAAGTCCGACTGGGCCGCGCTGGTTGCCGCTGCTGAAGCTGCGTTGGGCAACGGCGGCAGCGGTGAAGACGATGACGGTTTCGGCCTGGATGACGACGATGACGGTTTCGGCCTGGATGACGACGATGACGGCGAAGAGCTGGACGCCGAAGAGGTCAAGGTGTCCGTCCAAGCCTACGCCAAGAAGCACGGCAAGGAAAAGGCTCAAGCCATCCTGGTCAAGAACGGCCTGAACACCGTGCGCGGTCTGGCCTCGGCTGACCAGAAGACCCTGGCTGCCATCGCCAAAGCTGTCAAGTAACCACCGGTAGTTACACCGTTTAACAAATCCCCGGCCATAGCGCTGGGGATTTGTCGTTTAAGAGTGGACGTTTATACAGCGACGTGCTACATTGAACGTTCAACAACCGAGGACTACACCATGACACTGACTTGGGTTTTCGCCATCTGCCTGCTTAACACTCAAGGGCAGTGCACGGCGTACATTCCACAAACCAACTTTTCCTACATGTCGTTGGAAGACTCCCGCCACAAATGCGCTGGCATGCTCAAAGAGTTCGGCCGAGGCGACCCGTCCAGCGGGCGTATCAACGTGTGCGTGAAGGGTCTGCAATTCGACGAAACACAAGGAGCATACAAATAATGCCATTCTCTAACGATGACATGGGTAAAGGTACTGCGCTGCTCGCCACTTCGGTGCAGCCCGGTGAAGGCTGGGGTGCCAAGTCCAAAGAAGACATTCTCGCCGACATCAGCCGCGCTGCTGAAGCCATGAAGGTCAATGGTGAGCCGGTGCCGGCTGAAATCAAGGTGCTGCGCGACCCGAACTTGCCACCCGGCACGATGGTTGTGTCGGACGACGTGTACAAGATGTTAAAGGGAGGCGCATAAATGGCCCGTGTAACTTTCGACCCAATAGCGCTTAAGGTGCAAGTTCGTTGCGTCGCCGCTCCTATGTTAAGTCTCAATTTGGGCGGGCAGTTGGTCACTGTACTTGACGCTAGCGTGTACACGGGCGTTACTTTGGGTGCTGATTCCCGTACCATGTTGGTGTCGCACGACCTGTTTGTGGTTATGGAAGAAGAGGTGCGCAATGGCCAAGCCAAAGAAGGGCGTTAAGAAGCAAGGGCCGAGCGGCCACAAGCGCTTCGGAGCGTCCAACTCTAAGCAGTGGCTGACCTGCGCCGGTAGCATTGCGCTGACCGAATCCCTTCCGCCGCATGAACGCAAGCGCTCTGACACCATCTGGAGCAAGCGCGGCACCTGCGCCCATGCTGTGGGCGAAATGTGCCTTGTCAGCTACCAGCACAACCCTGAACACGCCACTTGGCCCGAAGACTACTTGGGCCAGACGGTTGAAGGCGTGGTAGTTGACGAAGAAATCGTCGCCGGGGCACTGGTGTACGTGAAGTGGGGCCGTGACAAGATCGACAAGTGTGACTACGTTGAGCTTGAGCGCCCAGGTAGCCTTGCGGATTACATTGCCCAAATGCAAGGGCAAGAAGGGGTGTGCTTAAGTCTCAACGGGTCCGAGTACGGCGGCACTGGTGACTTTGTCGGTATCGAATACTTCGGCTACCTGGACTTGGGTGACTACAAGAACGGGCGCGGCTGGGTTGACGCTGTTGACAACACCCAGCTGCTAATATACGCCTTGTGCGCGCTCATTGACTTGATGGACGAATACGACCCAACGCACGTTCGCATGACGATCATTCAGCCAAACGGCCCCGGCGAGCCGATTCGCGAATGGGTGTTAACGGTTGATGAAGTGTTCCAATGGGCTATGAACGTGTTCTTGCCGGGTGCTGAAAAGGCTGTTGAGGCTATTAAGCGTTGGGCTGCCGTTGAAGACCAGATTGAGGCAATGGAATGGGTAGCCGAATTTCTCGTTGCCGACCTTGAAGGCCACTGCACTTTCTGCCCGGCCAAGGCCCGCTGCGAAGCCGCCCATGCTGCTGCCTGCGATGGTGCGTTGCTTGAGTTCGACGAAATACTGAACGACGACCTGGAAACCGAGGTCATCGCCCGGCTGCCTGACTTGGCGCTGATTACCCCGGAACAAGAGGCGTTCATTCTCAAAAACGCCGAAGGCATTATTGCGTTTGTTAAATCGGTGCAAGAGCGTGCGCATATCAGGGCTGAACGTGGCGAGCGTGTGTTGAACCACAAGTTGGTTGAGAAGGGCGGTGCGCGGCGCAAGTACGTAGCAACCGACGAAACCATCAAAGCCGAGTGCAAGCGGCTGGGGCTGGCACCGCATGACTACATGGAAGCGCCCGGCCTGAAAAGCCCTGCACAGCTGGAGAAGGCGTTCAAGGCCAAGGCTATTGACCCGAAGAAGGTCGAAGCGTTCATGAAGAAGTGCGTAGTCAAGCCCGACAGTGGTGTGGCGCTGGTGCTGGACACTGACCCGCGCCCGGCTGTTGCACCCGCCATCGAAAGCGAGTTCGCACACCTTGTCGACAAACCAGACGATTGGCTGGACTTGTGACGCTGGACAACCGGCGCGGCTTTCTGTAGAGTGCGGGGCTCAAGGGTGCGAAGGCCGAAAGGCTTGCCATCCCAGTTAGGCGGACTGCAAAAACCGCTGGCCTGGACGGAGGCCGAAGACGAAGTGGTTTAATCCACACCGCCCAAACCCGAACGTCGGTTGTTATCGCGAAAACGGGTGCAACAAAAGGCGCGCCGTGGCGCCTCCCAGCCGGGAAAGTTGGAAACGACACACGCGCAGCCCTTAAATGGGAGAAACCAGTGAATCCGCAATCCTGCGAACACGACAATACAGTGAGACTGCAAAATGGCTGAAGCAACCAAACCCAACGCCCGCCGCGCCATCATTGGCCCTGTTATCGGTTCCTACGTGGTGCTCGCCACCCCAAAACCGAACGACCACGGTGAAAACCGTTTTTCCCTTCAAATGATCTTCCCCAAAACCGACAAGGCTGTTAAAGCCAAGTTGGACAAGATCGTCTACGCCGCTATCCTGGCCTGCCCGCTGGCCGGCAACGACCCAGTCAAAGCCAAGAAGTTGCTGAACAATCCCAAGTTCGGCAAGCCGGTGCGTGACGCTGACGAAGAAGACCGCGAAGGCGCTGAATACGCGGGCATGTACTTCTGCAACGCGGGCACCAACGACAAGAAGGGCCGTCCAGGCTGCGTACTGCGCAACGGTACAAAGCTGACTGACCCGGACGAAATCCGCGACGAAATGTACAGCGGCGCCAAGTATCAGGTTTCCGTGACTGCTTTCTACTACGACAACAGCGGCAACAAGGGCGTGGCTCTGGCGCTGAACAACGTAATGAAGTGGTCCGACGGCAAGCGCCTGGACGGCAACGTTGACGTTGAAGACGAATTCGCTGATTTGATCGACGAAGACGCCAACGACGACAGCATTGATTTCGACGACGATGAACCGGCGCCAACGCCGCGCAATAGCGGACGTCGCAACGGTGGCACTAAACCCGGCCAGAAACACGCCGAGTCCGACGATGATGACGATTGGGATTTGGGTTAAGTCTTAATCGGTTACACAAATCCCTGCTTCGGCGGGGATTTTTATTGCGCGTGCGTCACGCACCGGTTATACTCCCGGCAACCCCTGCGCTAATATTGCAATATGGAGTCCACAATGGGCAGCATGAAAGCACCCCCGTTCGAAATGAAGTACAACGCCCGGCAGCGGGAGGCGTTGGATATCCTCAACACCCGCATCGAAGACGCCAAGCGCCGGCTGGCTGCACCCCGCAAGATCATCGACTTTGAAACCCGTTGCGCTATCGACCTGAAACAGGTTGGGGCCTACAAGTACAGCCAGCACAAGAGCTGCGAAGTGTTGATGATGTCCTACAACTTGACCGGCAAGCCCGGTGACACAAAGTTGTGGGTCAAGGGCGACCGGCCACCGCAAGGCTTGTTCGCCATGCTCAAGTCGGGCGCTATCCTCGGCGCGTTCAACTCCTACTTTGAGTTCTGCATCTGGAAACACGTTTGCGTCGCCCGAATGGGTTGGCCCGACATCGAGCTTGAGGACATCATTGACGTCGCCGACAAGTGTAAGGCCCTGGCGCTGCCTGCCAACTTGGCCGAGGCCGGCGAAGTGCTCAAGCTGGATATGCCTAAGGACACCGAAGGCAAGGCACTGATTAACCTGTTCTGCAAGCCCAAGAAAGACGGCACCTACAACGACGAACATAGCCACCCGGCAGAGTGGCAGCGGTTTTGCAACTACGCCATCCGCGACACCGACGCCGAACTGGAAATTGACTTGCTGCTGCCCGACCTGCTGCCAATCGAACAGCTGGTAGCGTGGCTCACTAACCGTATCAACTGGCGCGGTGTGTACGTGGACCAAGCCGCCATCCGGGGGGCTGACAAGCTGGCAGGCGCCGTCAAGGTGCAGTACAACGCCGAAGCGTCGAAGCTTAGCGGCGGCATGTTCCTTAAGTGTACGCAGCGCGCCAAGGTCAAGGAGTGGCTTAAGCTGCAAGGCATCGTCATGCCGAACATGCAGGGTAAGACCATTACCAAATGGCTACGCAAGGATCTTAAGCCACACGTTCGCCGCATGTTGGAGCTGTACACCGTAGCCGGTTCGTCCTCGGTTGCCAAGTTCAGTTCCATGCTGAACTACGTGTGTGATGATGGCCGGGTGCATGAACTGCTAAACTACCACAAGGCGCGTACCGGGCGCTGGGGCGGCAAGGGTATCCAGATTCAGAACTTCCCCCGGCCCGTGCTGCCCAAGGGCACCGACTACGAAGAAGTGCTGCGCATGCTCAAGCGTGGCAGCGTGGCAGAGCTTGAGGCATACGCCCGCAAGCTTGAGGCCATGGACAAGAAACAACGTACCGCCAAGGGTAAGACAACATGGTGGACGTTCAACGTTATGCAAGTGCTCACGTCCAGTATCCGGTCAGTCATTTGCGCCATGTTCGGCAACCACTTCAAAAGCGCCGACTACTCGGCCATTGAAGCGCGCTTCCTGGTGTGGGAGGCTGGTGACGAACGGGCCCTGCAACTGTTCCGTGACGGCGTTGACGTGTACCTTGACATGGCGGCAGCGATCTACGGCGTACCACTGCATACGCTTGACAAAGAGTCGGATGAACGACCGCTCGGTAAGGAAACCATTCTCGGCGCTGGGTATGGCATGGGCCACGAGAAATTCCAAACCCGCTGTGATGAAGTGGCGAACATCCAGATTGACATTGCCATGGCGAAGAAGTCGATCAACGCTTACCGTACCAAGTACGAAAGCGTTGCCGGCAAAAATGGCTTATGGAAACAGCTTGAGCGCGCCAGCGTTGAGGCCGTTCAACACCCAGGCCGTGTTACAGAGTACCGAGGGTTCAAGTATCGCGTCACGAAATATGGCAAAATGCCGATTTTGGAATGCCGCTTCCCATCAGGGCGCAAGACCGGCTACCCCTACCCACGCGTGGTTGAGATTGATAAGTGGGGCAACGGCAACTTGCAGTATGAGCTGCGCTATCAAGGGTACGACAGCAAGACCCACAAATGGGTTGAGCTGAGTACCTACGGCGGGAAGTTGGTGGAAAACAACACCCAGGGCGGCAGCCGTGACCTTATGGCGTTCGGTATGTTGCTGCTCGACTGCGTTGGGTACTTCCTCATCATGACCGTGCACGACGAAGCGGCCAGTGAGGACGAAGACGGGTTCGGGTCGTTGGAGGATTTTGAACTGCTGCTATGCACCCTCCCGCGTTGGGCGTGGGGGCTTCCGGTAACAAGCGAAGGCTGGCAAGGGCCGAGGTACAGAAAGTAATGGCCAAGGGTAAAGTTGAAAAGGTAGCCGAAAACCAGTTCGTCAAAGAAGCGTTCCGGCGCGGCTATTTGGCGCTAAAAATGGAAATTCCTGGCTGGCGCAATTGGCCCGACCGACAAGTACTGCTGGGCCATGGCTATGTGTTCTTCATTGAGTTCAAGCGCGAAGGTGAAGAACCTAGGCCGGGGCAGGTTCACCGGCACAAGGAGTTGCGCGCTAAAGGCTACACCGTGTATGTGTGTGATACTCTTGCCGACGCGCTTAAGGCGCTTGAAACTGAACTTGGAAAAATGGCGCTCATCATATGAAATTGTTCGTACCTCACATGTACCAGGTCAAAGCCATTGCGTTGGGGGTACGACGCGCCAACATGGCGTTCTTCCTTGACCCCGGCATGGGCAAGACCAGTATCTTCCTACGCATCCTCAAGAACCTCATACGCATGAAGAAGGCCCGCGCTGCCCTTGTGGTGGCGCCGCTGCGCCCGTGCTACACCGTATGGCCTAAGGAGGTCAAGAAGTGGACGTTCGCACGCGGCATGAAGGTGCGGGTGCTGCACGGGCCGAATAAGCTGTGGGAGCTGAGCCAGCCGGCAGACATTTATGTAATCAACCCCGAGGGGCTCAAGTGGCTCTTCACCGTGGCACTCAAGGGCAAGCGCAACTGGCCGTTTGACGTGCTGGCGGTTGATGAGTCCGGCAAGTTCAAGAACCCGACCAGCGCCCGGCTCAAGATGCTCAAGCCTCGGCTACGCAAGTTCAACCGCCGCTATATCTTCAATGGCACGCCGGCACCAAACGGCCTGGAAGATTTGTGGGGGCAATTCCTACTCGTTGATATGGGGGCAAAGTTTGGACAGACCATTAGTGATTATCGGCTCCAATACTTCAAGAAGGCAGGGTATAAGGGCTACAAATACGAGATTGCTTCTGACAAGCATAAGGATTATATCTACCGACGCGCTGCGCATATGTGCATCGTTATGGAAGCCAAAGACTACCTTGACATGCCGGAAATTGTTTTCGTTGAGCGAGCTGTACAACTACCACCGCAAGCCCGCCAGCACTACAACGAAGTGGAACAGGAATTGTTCACGGCCATTGCCGAAGACGGCGTTGAGATTAAGAACTCGGCAGTGGCAACAGGGGCGTGCCGCCAAATAACAGGCGGGGCGTTGTACCATCCCCGTGTAGAGGGTGAACCGCTTATTCCGCAAGCGCGACGCCCGTTTTACCGCCTGCACGACGCTAAGACCGAGGGCCTGATTGAGCTAATCGATGAACTGCAAGGCAAGCCGCTGTTGGTCGCGTATGACTTCCACCACGAACTTATTCGCATAAGAGAAGCCGTAAAGAAGGCGTTTAAGTACGACATCGCACATATCGGCAGCGGTGTTACCCCGAAAGAGGGCGAGCGGATTGAGGCGGCGTGGAACAAGGGCCAAATAAGAGTGCTGGCCGGACATCCAGGCAGTATCAGCCATGGTCTTAACTTACAAGAGGGCCCCGGTGCGGACATTTGTTGGTTTACACAAACGTGGGACTTGGAGCAGTACCTGCAATACATTCAGCGCATCTGGCGCCAAGGCCACAAGGGCCGGTGCGTGCGAATCCACCACCTGATAGCCGAGGGGACCATCGATGAAGTCATGATGGAACGGCTTGGCCTAAAGACCCAGGCGCAAACCGACTTCAAGACGGCGGTTAAGCATTACCGCGACAAAATCCGACGAACGGTAGACGAAAAGAGTTGACAACCCTGTGGATATCGACTAGAGTTCGCCCAAGCCCTAACGGCTTACACTCAACTGGAGATTCACCATGTCCGAATTAACTCTAACCGCCGCCTCTCATTTCCACCCGTTGACCAATTCGCTGTTTGAGTTGGTCAAATGCGCGTTCTGCAATGGCACCGCCGCTGCAAGCGTGAAGATCTTGGCTACTATGCCGAGCGGCGTGAAGATTTGGGGCGAACCGCAACTGCCCGCTCGCACGGAGCTTGCCGACGACCTGGAAACCGACTGCTGCACCACCTGCCGGGGGTTGGCGTACTACATCGAAAACGTCAAGTCCGAATGGGCCGTCATCCACCGCCAAACCGGCGCAGTTGCTACGCTCAAGAAGTCTGAGAAGGCCGCACGCATCGAGTGCGACAAACTCAACAACCCGCCGCCCGTAGACAGTGCTCCAGTGGCTGTAAATGACGCGGTGGAAAGCAACTTGACAACTGATCTTTCCACCACTAAACTCCCCGGCATGGTAGTTATTCGCCTCGCCGGCGACCTGCCAAACGGCCTGAAACGTGGGCACCACGTACAGCTGCCAATCGACAAATTGACCGCACTCATCACTGAAACAGGAGCTACACCCATGGCCAAGCCAACCGACCGCAAGACCGCTAAAGACCTGATCCGTGCCCTCATCATCAAGAAGAAAACCGACGATGCGATCATCGCCGAAGTCCAGGCCGCGTTCCCTGAGTCCAGTGTCGACAAAAAGCACTGCACCAAGTACCGTCGCGAACTGCTGGTCGAGGGCCTGATCGGGGCCGAACTGGCAGCCGTGGGCAGCCCGGACCACCGCGAATGGGCAGCCGCCAACCCGGCGCTGGCCAAGAAAGGCCCGCACGCCGAGTACCACAAAGCCGCCGAAGCGAAGGCCAAAGAAACCGCCAAGGCCAAACCGGCAGCAGCCGCAAAGCCAACGCCGGTAGCCAAAGCACCTGCAAAGGCCGCTGCCGCCAAAGCACCTGCAAAATCTTCCACTGGCTCGGCCAAAGCCGTTGCCGCAAAGAAGGCCGGCAAGGGCCCGAAGACCACCGCGCCCAAGGCTACTACCAAAGCCAAACCAGCGCCGAAGGCTAAAGCTTCGGTCGGCAAGACCGCTCCAGCCGACGCTCTTGAAATCTAAGCGGCTGCGTATCAGGGTTCGCGGCAACGATGCCGTAGCCCTGATTCGGTTCAACCACATTGGCCTCACTTGTACAGTCGAGGTCACTTGTGGAAACCGGTCAGCCCGCTCCACCTGCCCTCCAAATAAGTGGCGCATCTTAGCAGCGTCACTGGTTACACGGCTCCACAACCAACACCCCGGCAAGCGCCCGCTGCCGAAAAACTGGATGCAACTGTAGTTCCCTCCCCTACTCGACTGGAATAGCAACATGAAAGTTATCTGCACCAATTCCGAAGAAACTCCAGCCGTGGCCTTGCACACTGTTAAGCCCGGTCGCGTAGTCCGTTACGACGACCTGCAAGGCAATCCTGAATACTACGAAGTCGGCAAGGTCAGCGCCAAAGAGCAGCCGTTTATCCAGGTTCCGCTGGACAAATGCCTGCTTATGAACCTGACCACCGGCCGCATAGTGCTCAAACACCATTTGCTAAAGGTCGTGCCGCAAAGCTGCACCGCCGAAGCCTATTCAACCCCAAACTGATAGCGAGAACGCACCATGACTCAGTACAAGCTGTACGACACCACCCCGTACAAAAGCATGACGCTGTTGCAGATGCTGAAACAATTCCATGACAAGTTCGGCACCCCATACGACGGCCTGCCGCGTGAGTTGGGCACTGCAGAATCGGCGTTTCGCATCGTCTGCCATCAGGAAGAAGCCCAAGAATACCTGGACGCGGTTCAGGACTATGATATCGTCGGCTCCCTGGACGCCTTGGCCGATGAGTTGTATTTCCTGACCGGCACTATCCATCGCCAAGGGCTGGGTGAATACATCACTTCCGAGCCCGTAGCGCTGGGCTACCGTGATGTCAAGCCGCATATGCTGGCGGCTGACGCCAACAACATGCGCAAAGCCCGCCATGCCGCTGTGCTGCACAGCTACGAAGAACGCGTGCGCCGGGGCGACCTGATCGGGCAGGGTATGGCACTCAACGAGGCCATTCGCGCTTTCCGTGCCACCGCTCAAATGCACTGCTTCGACATTGACGAAGCGCTGCGCCGCGTTCACGCTGCCAACATGTGCAAGGACGTTGACCCGGCTAAGCAGCGCCGTACTGCTGAGCTGAAAGCGAAAGGCCACGACGCCGGGCACCTGCTGGAAATCACGAAGCCGGAAGGCTGGTTGCCGCCGTACCTTGGCGACCTGTGCGGAAAGGGGCCGTACGAAGAAGAGCCGGTGTACGACACCACCCAACAACCTATCAACGCCAACCATGCCTCACTGCAACCCGGCAAGCCGCTCGTTAACGGCGGTCAGTCGCACCTTTGCGGCCTGATTACCATTGACGGCCCCGACGCCAGCGGCAAGAGCACCCTGGCTGCGCGCATTGCCGAGTTGTTCAACGGGCAGGTCATTCACTTGACCTGGAGCAAACAACTGGAAGCGGTGATGCACGACTACCGCTTCCACGCTATTAACTACGCGGCGGCGCTGGCGCACAACTGCGTAGTGGTGTTGGAACGCCCGTGGTTGTCGCACCCGGTCTACGCCGAAGTGTACCGCAACGGTAAGTACGACGTCGAACGCGTAGGCATCTGGAAAGACCACACCGAAAGCGAGGCACTGCTCAACATCATCGCCTTGCCCGGCAACGAAGATCAGTGGTTCGCCGGCTATCAAAACATGTGCGCAACCCGCGTCGAGTTGCACGGCCCGAACGAAGCCAAAGCCCGTGCGGTGTATGAGGGCTTCCGTGACGCTTTCACTGGTGAGGCCGGCCAGGAACGCCAACCGCAAAACGTCGAAGTTTTCGACATGCAACAATGGCCGCAAGCCCAACTGGACGACTACATCCAGCGCTACGTCCTACCAGTTCTCAAGATCAAGGAGTAAGTCATGACTCAAGCAACCGAGCAACAAACCACTGGGCTGTTTCAGAACGGCATGGAATTTCTGTTTCCGCGCACCGAAGACGGCCCGTCACTCTACTCCATCATGGAAGGGGCGTGGCTCTTCGCCGCGCTGGTCAAGGGCATCCGAGAAAAGGTGTGGGAGTGTGACCCGGCTACGCCAAACCCGGTCGCCGCTGCATGGGCGCGTGCAGGGCTGTTGGAAATCTCCCCTGCCGTGTTTGACGGCGTACCTGACCATGAAGACATGCGTGTCCACTTGACTGGGGCTGGCAAGCGCGTGGTTGACTGCCAAGCGCTGCTGGAGTACGAGTTCAGCATGATGCAGCAACAGCTGGACGGCAATTTCGATACGGACCCGGCCAAGTACAAGGCCCTGCGCGGCGGGTTGGACAACTACGCGGTTGCGTTCCTGCCTGATATGCACAAGTGGATTGCGGACCAAGCGCCGACCACGACCAAAACCCCGCGCTTCTTCGACTACTGTGGTGGCAGCGGCGGGTATCTGGCAAGCTTCCTGGCTACGCACAAGGGCGCGCAAGGGCTGCTGTTCGACCGCGAACCGGGCGTTACCAAAACCTCGGCGGCAGTGCTGAGTCGCATGGGCATCAAAGCGGGTGACGCGTTCGGCGACGACCTCTTCTTTGCCAACCACGCCGGGGCGTATGACGTGGTGTTGTTGAGCGAAATCCTGCACTGCAAAGGCCCGGCTGAACGCCAGTTCCTGTTGCAGCGCGCAAAGTCCCTGCTGCGCCCGAGCGGCGTAGTGCTGGTCGTCGAGCAGTACCCGAACCTACGTTTGGAGTGGCGCATGCACGACATGACCGACGCCGGGCAGTGCATCAGCGAACAAATGGTTGCAGCCGAAGCGCAGGACGCTGGTTTCATGGCTGTTTCTGGTATACATAGCCTTAGCCACTACGGCATTCGTTTGGAGCAAATCTGATATGAACCTGACACCTATTTCCCCGTACTGGGAAGACGTGTATCACGCCAACCTGCTGCAAGCGTTCTTGGCCCCGGATATGGAACTGATTAACCACACGTTCCGCCTCCCAGGCCACCGCGCAATGAGCGACCGCTGCATCCAAAACCCGGTGCGCGGCTTCCGTACTGAATTCAGCCACGTCATGGCGGACTGGATTCTGGACGGCCAAGTGCAAGTGTCCGAGGCCATGTTGGCGCTCAACCCCAATGCCGCCAAGTTCGCCACCACGCTGGACGATGAAAAGTACGGCTATCATGTCACGGCCTACGGCCCGCGCATCAAGTCGCAGCTGGAGTTCGTAGTGGCCGAGCTGCAACGCAACCCGGATAGCCGCCGCGCCTGCATCATGATGCTCGCCGCGTCTGACCAGTTCGTTGCCGAAGCTATGGCGGCGGGTGACACGAAGTGCGAGTACCTCTGCACCTACGCCTTTAACTTCCGGCTGCGCAAAGGCTCGCTGGACCTCAACGTTTCCATGCGCTCCAACAACTACACGACGACCGTTTGTCAGGACGTGTACGTGTTTGCCCGACTGCAGGAACAAGTCGCGCAGCAGTTGGGCGTTCCGGTGGGCGAGTACTACCACCACACCGCATCAGGGCACGTCTTCATTGGCGAAGAGTTTCGCGCCGCCGAGATCCTCAGCGCCTATTGCAAGGCGTATGTCGAAACCTACGGCGCAGCAGCCTGGAATGCTGAATGGGGTGCGGCCTGGAAAGCCTTCGTAGCCCGCTGCCTCGAACTGGGAATCGAGGTAGCGTGATGAAACTTGACCTGTCAGAAGCGCTTGAGCACGCTAACAGGTTCGCAGAGGCCACGGGGGGTTGCCCCCGTGCCGCTGTTGCGACCTACCTTTATGACGAAGAGGGCAACCGCATTGCACGGGCTTCCAACGCCCGGTTCGACGGCAAGTGTGACTGCAACGACGAGGCAGACACGCTTACAACTGCAAGTTCCACCTGCTGCGCAGTGCATAGCGAAGTGGCGGCGCTTCTTGAGGCCGCACGACTGGGGCAGTTCAACCGTCTGGATACGGCAGTAGTAACGCGCCCCCCGTGCTGCAAATGCCTGCCGGCGTTGCTGTCAAGCCCGGTGAACACCATCGTCACGAGTGATGAATGGCCCGACCGGGACGGCACCGAAGCGGTTTGGCGGCGGTTCGGCCGATTGTGGTATACGTTGAGCAACAAAAAAGCCCCTTAAAAGGGGCTTTTTCATGCACAACTTTACACCGGTGCGGGGAAAGTCACTTTTACTTCGTCTGGGAGTTTATCGTAGTACACTTTCCAGCGGGGGTCATTGGTATAAATGGCCGCTTGGTTGGGGAACATGACAGGGTTTTGCGGTGCCGCAAAATATGAGATAATGACCTCTTCTGTTTCGTCAGCGAATTGAACGTAAATGAGTTCCATATACCAGCTCCAAATGTTAGAATGAGTAACCAAGCAAGTTGACAATTAAGGCTACTGTGCCGGAAGCATTAAAGCGAAAGTACGTCGTTTGGGGGGTTACTACTTTAACGCGAGGAAAAGTCCCAATACTCTGTACGGTGTTAGACGCTAATAGCTGCTGAGTTTCTACAGATGCGTCCGGGCCTGCGTAAACCGCCAATGTAGTACTTACACTGGAAGACGCATTCATGGTCAGCGAAACTGTTTTTGCCCCAATAGGACCTATCCCTGAAAACGCCGTGAGGGCCGGAATAGTGGAAGTCAAGCTAAGGACCGTAACAGGCACAATCCCGATTTCGCGGTCTTGCTGGATTCCTTGCACTAGCAGCCGTCCAGCCGTGGTGCGCCAAAGGCTTACCAGACAAGACGCAATATAACCGGCAGGCATTACACCCGCGCAAATTTCAGGAGGGGCGGCAGCTCCCACAGTAACACCCAATAACGCAGCAGTGTCAGTAGTTGGGTTGTAGATCAGGTACACTGCAATAACACCTGAAACCGGCGCCAAGCCTACATCCATACCCCCGGCGCCGGTTGCGGCGGTGTTGAGGGTGAGATTGAGGCCTGAAAGCGCCCAGGCTGCGCTGCCGAGTGCTGTTTTTACTACCGCTTCATCGCCGGTCCAAGAGCCGCTTGCGTTAGCAGCTGTGATATTACAGCCCCAATTACGCAATTGCCCTACAACACCACCAGCTTGGCGTGCAGTGACTGCATGCCGGCTTTGTGTAGCCGGGGCTACTTGTACCGCCCCACCGCTACTCGATAAAATGTACCAGTTGGCCCCAAGGCGCCCAAGCGTCACAAGTCCATTTATCGCAATTTCGCCCCCTTGCAAGGCCAAGCCGGCGCCACCCAAAACTGGGCTGCCGTTAAATGTTGTGGCCCCAGTGTTAGTTGCAACAGCTTTAAACCGCACAACAAGCCCGTCGACCACAGGCAACGCAGGCACAAAAGTAGCGGTTTGGGCGTTGGCAGTGCCGCCCCCGGCAGCATAGTTCCGGGCGCCTCGCAATATATCGGCCCAATAGGCGTTAACCGCCCCTGCGGCCGGCAGCGCCTGATTGGTATTATCCTGAAGCGCTACATAGATAGTTCCATTACCTTTGGCGTAACCGTTTGTAAAGTAGGCGGTCAGCCCGTCCCACACCGGAATGCCTTCTTGGTTAACGTGTTTAAGAAACGCAGAAATTTGTTGCAGGTTGCCGTTGAAATCGTCGTAGTCCGGGATTTCGGCTACATAGCCCAAAGCCTGTTTAGCCGGGTCAACGGGGGTTGCCAAACCCGCGCTGGCCCAAACTGTATTCACATTGGGTTTGCTCTGACTAGGCATATTTTGTATGCTCCGTGGTGTTAGTTAGGGGTTACAAAGCGGCGGAAGGGGGCGCCGGTTCCGGGCACGCCGGGGGTGCCAAAACCACCGACTGGGAACGGGGCGCCGTTAAAGCCAAAAGCGACTTCAGCGTAGTCCCTGATATGGTACGTCACTCCCGTTGTTTGCGGTAAAATGTCTGTGCCAGTAAGTAAATATTGTTCGTTCAAGTTGAGCTGTCTGCCAAAACTTATAAGGGCGTGGCCGGGGCGTGGCCGGGCGTTTTCAAGGTACACCGGGGTGTCGGCGCCGAAAATCAATTTAAGGAACGTTATAAGTTCGTCCGGGGTTGAACGTGCATGGTTCTTAAATATCTTAGCGCGAATAAATACCCGGTACTCTATATCGTTAAGCCGTTTGTTGCCTGTAAGAGGTTCGCCGGGGGCGCGAAACCGCCCGCCTATTGCCGGGTCATTCGGATCTCCAAAACTCTTGGCCTGTGGGTGCGGGGCAAAGCCGAAGAAGGCAATGCCTGTAGCGTCAATGGTGGTTCGCGGCTGCCCTACAATTTCGCCAATGCGGTCCAGGTTCACGCCCTCTTGCGTATCGATGTTCAGCCGGTCAGCAATAAGAATGAGCAAAGAATCCAAGGTGTTATGGTCGCATAGCAATGCTTGGACGTAGGCAATTAAGTTGTCGGACTCCCGATACTGGGTGGCAATGTTCTCTGCAATAAGGTCGGCAACGTTAAGAGGCGTTATGTCTTTCATGTCACACCCCTGTAACCGTAATGCGCGAAACGTCAAAAACCGAACGCTCCCGCAAGGTAATATCGGTGTTGGCCGTGCCTGCCGGGGGCGGGTCCACCCGACCTACGCGCATGTCAACGATGTCCAAGTTGGGCACCGTGTTGACAGGGGTGTAAAGTTCAGTGTAAATTACGTCGTCACCCGTTCCGAAGCCCCGGCCCTCAATCAGCGTGCCGTCTGCGTACGCTACTACGTTAGCCTTAATGGTCGAGTCACCATCAGCCGGGTAACCGGGGCGTTTGTGGATGTCCAGCGTCATGTACATAGGGACTTCAGTGGTGCGGGTGAAGGGCACCGTTTGCAAAATGCCTTGCTTGTCAATGGCGATACCTGATGTAGTGCCCTGAATTCCAATGCCGAATGGAAAGTTGTTCCAGATGGTTTGGGCAATCTGGTTGCTGTCACCCCCGGTCACAATGGCTTCGAAACTATGCCCGGCCAACCCATTGCTGTCAACGGTGTCACCACGGTTTTGAATGACGTTAGCATCCAGCATGCCCGGCAAATTTGCCAAGTTACCAATCAAGCTGTCAATCATGTTCTGCGAATTGGTGCCGGTAGAGCGTGCGCGACGCAAACGCAGTTCAGCGTCAGTCTCCCGAAGTCGCCCTACAATCCCAATTGAAGGGTTAGTGGTGCTAAACCAATCAGCTTGCGGTGTGACAATGTCTTCAAACACCCCTGGAGCCACTTCGATAGGACCATCAACCGTCAATTTCGCCGCAACTGGGGCGTTGCCGAACGCGTCAAATGTAAACGCAGCAGTCGTAACCGCAGTGTAGCTGCCGTCAACTTCGCGTATAATCTGCCCCGCTGGGATGGTGACACCGGGCACTCCTACGTTGTTGAGCACCAACAGCGTGGGGCTGGCTTCCAGCCGCTCAATGAAGTTAATCTGCACAAGGTTAGAAAGCGTAGCGCCCGTGGCGTTGCTTGGGCTCGTGGCGTTGACCGCGAATTCGGCAATTTGCCAGAGTTGGTCGTCAGACAGTGCCAGTAGGCCGCTTATTTGCCCATCAGGGGTTTTCGGGTCCAGGTTCAAATCAGGGCCAAGCGCCGTCTTCTGGGCTTCGTTTTTATCGCTGAGGATTTCGTCAAAGCGCTTGCGCTCAAACCCTTCTGCCGTGTAACCTGCCATTACAGTACCTCCCCGCGTACAGTGTTAAGAGTGGCGCCGCTTATAACGCCGTAAGTGGTATCGGCCTCAAACGCCACGGCCAGCTTTCGCGTGGAGCTGCTATAGGCCATTGAGAAGTCCAAGAGTTTACTTACACTCGGCGCCTTAATCACGACCGACTTTAGAATGGCTTCAGTTTCGGGCAGATTCATGGGCTTGACAAAGATGCGCTGGAAGTACGGCACCCCCTTATCAGTGGCCCAGCTGCATTCACCGAGGTAAAAAAGCAGACTGCTACGCACGAACTGCACAGCCTCGGCGCCGTCCTGCACTACAGCGATACGGCGCCGCCCTACGTAAATGTCGTTGTTGCTGTCGAGCGCTCTTCCTATCATGACTACACCGGTATAAAGGCTGGGGCGAAATGATTTCCGGCAGACGTAACCGTACCCTCGGTGGTGACGTTACCGACAAGGTGTGTAAGCAGCTGCACAAGCAATTCAGCTTGTAGCGTAGTGTTGCCCATGACATTGAGCAAGCCGGTTATTTCCGTTAGCGGGGAGTCAAGGGTCAGCTTTGTGCCTGCAAACAGCCGAGCATCCCCGGTTTTACCGATGCGCAAATATGCGCTTTGGTCTTCGGTGCCTACATACATGTTTGCGCCGTCGAACCCCTGAATGGCCCCAGGCTTGGAAGTGGGGAAGGGTACGAAGACCGCCCCGTTCAGGCCGTGGAATTCGGTTTCGCGGGGTGGGGCTTTCTTGCCCGTTTCTTTCCAGAGGCTTAAGCCCCGGTCGCTAAAAAGGATAATTCCCTCATCACCGGGGGCAACCGGCAGCGTCAGGATGAAGCCGCCAGCTTTAAACAGCCCAACCGGGATGCGCGATAGCACACCAATACTTACTGGGGTTTCAACCCCTTGGTTGTCGCGCTCCACCATTTGGATTTGGGGGTCAACTTCAACCCAGCCGTTGGAAAACACTTTACTAACCTTGCCCACCGTCATTGTGCGGGCGTACATAAGTTCGCGCCGCACCAACTGCTGTGTTGTGGTAGCCCTAGTTTCTGGTTTCACTGTTAGTACCCCACGCCACAATATCGTAATACCAGTCAACGTCGCGCTTGCTGCCGGATTGGCGTATGTCCATAACTTTGTACACACCATCAGCAGTGTTGCGAACTTTGCGAAAGTCCGTGCCCTGCTGCCCCAGCTGCACCGACTGAACGCCGCGCAACTCGACTTGCCTGCCAAGCATTATAGCCGGATTCAACAATATGCGGAAGTCTACACCCAGGTCTGTTATCACTGGGATGCCTATAAGGCCGTGGTTGGAGTCAATAACGTAAAGAGGTTGGTCCTGCAAGGTCTGGCCGCGCGGCACCGCAATAACTTCATCTTCTACAATGTTCCAATCGAAGTTGTAGTCGCGGGCAAGTTGGTCCATGATACGCCGACTACTACCCATTACGGTTACATCAGCAAGGCTCGGCTCCCAATCGGGGTTCGTCATAATCTGGCCGGTTATCACGCCTTTAAAACTGGCGGCAACTTCGTTGATGATCGTTGAAGGGGGTGTGCCTGCTTTGTACGTGCGGGTAAACGTGCTTTCTTCCCAGGCCGAAGTGCTGGATTTTACAATGAGCACAAACATGCCGGTAGGGCCGCTCTGGTCCTTGTAGTAGTTGGTTATGTTGCCACGGAACAGCAGCGACTCGTTTCCCACATAACCACCGTACAACTCCACAGACGTATAGCGCTTGGTTATGCGCTGAATGTTCTCTTCTGACAAGTTGTATACAACGATGCGGCCTCGCGCCGGGTAGCCGAGCAAGGTTTTCTGGATGTCAAAATACACCGTAAGCTCTTCAACTTCCAGCGACTCTTCCGCGTTGGAAAGCACCAGCCGGGTTGTGCGGTTAAATTGGTACATTAATACCGTCCTCTGCGGTGATTTCCATCAGCACCACCCGCGCACCCAGTTCATTGTAAGTAGCGTCCTCTGTGCTGTCATCAAGTGGGGCCAAGTACAACCCCGTAGGGATGCGCGGGTCCGCGTAGCCCCGAAACAACATTACGCCCATGACGGCGGCTTGGCTGGGCACCAGCACAACGCCGGCAAGCGCCAACTTGATAAACCAAACACCCATACGAGCGTTGTACACAAAGGTAAAGGTGTAGCGCGCCCCTTGAAGGTCAATATCAAAGCTGGCCGTTGCGCCCGGCGTGATCTTAATTTGGTTCATGAGAAGAAATCCCGTACTGAATTTTCAACAGAATCAACAAGCTTTGTTACCTTCTGCTTCAACCCTTCTTTCTTGACCGGCTCCGCCCCTTCCTGCATATCACCTTCCGCCAGCTGGTCATTGGCCTCTTCTTGGCCACTAACCA